GGCGCCGGTTCCGGTTCAGGCTCAGGCTCAGATTCAGGTTCAGGTTCCGGTTCAGGTTCCGGTTCCGGTTCAGGCTCTGGTTCAGACTCAGGCTCCGGTTCAGGCACAGGTTCAGGCTCCGGTTCCGGTTCAGGTTCCGGTTCAGGCACAGGTTCAGGTTCAGGCTCCGGTTCCGGTTCAGGCTCCGGTTCCGGTTCAGGTTCCGGTATTAATTCTTCATAAATAGGCGTTCCATATCCACATTTTTCCTTATTTATATGTGGTTCATGCGTATCATTTATTAATTTATATATTTTAAGTCCATCCACACCAGAAATAAGTAATAGTCGTAAAAAATATGTTTTATCTTTTAAATTCAAATTCTGAATACCCGATAGTAAAGCATCAATGGTTAATGGTGGATATTCAGTATAATCTGGTTCATCTTGAGTAAACGCCTTTTTATTGACACTGGATACTTTGTAACTATATTTTCCACCTTCAATACATGTTTGTAGTTCGACCGATATATACTCATTCGATTGAATAGGAAACATGTTGTTGTTCAAATAAGCATCTATCGGTTTTGATTCAACATTAGGTTTATTTTTTTTCGTTTTTGTCTTCTTATTTATTTTTCCTTTCTTTTTGTGAGATGTCATTTATAGTATGCAAATATAAATATTAGGTCTAATAAAAAATTGATTACTAAATATATAGAATTGTTATGGTATCAAAATATTATAACAATGAATTTCACAGTATCCGCTCCCATCCGCAAGAAGACCGTCTTGGTATTTGACGTAGAAACGAGTGGTCTTCTACCAAAGAAAGACAAGACCAATCCAAATCATATACCAGTTGAAGCATATCCACATATATTACAGTTAAGTTACGCAAAATATGATATTTCTACCAATCAATTAGTAGAAACCTATGATACCTATATCAAGGTAAAGAAAGAGGTTGAAATCAGCGATACAATCACTGCTCTAACTGGTATTACACGACGGCATTGTAATAAAGGGTCTTCTATAATGGATGCGATTAGTCAGTTTTACCAAGCCTATATTACTTCCGATGTAATCGTGGCACATAATATCGACTTTGACAAAAAAATGATACTGGTAGAACTGGAAAGGAATCGTCAAGAGTTTATTCAAAACTCTCCGGAATGTATGACAATATTTAATTCTACATATGAAGAATTAAATGGTGTAGAACACTATTGTTCTATGCGTAAAGGAACAGTTATCACTAACATTATGGTTCCATCTAAGTACCCCGGAAAACCGCCAAGTTTAAAGTGGCCTAGACTGAATGAATTATATGCTAAGTTGTTTGATGGAGAAACGGTTGATGGTCTCCATAATGCGATGGTAGATGTATTGGTATGCTTGCGGTGTTATATGAAAATGAGACATAACACTGATTGTGGTCTTCTTATGAAATAAAAATCAAAATAAAATAAATACAAACTTTTATGTAAACTACTAATTAGTTACTTTTTCTTATGGGCTTTCTTTTTCAAGGAACGTTTGTTCTTCTTTGTTTTTCTGGCTTTGTTTTTATTGTTTTTCGTGTTTCTCTTCTTTGATTTTTTACCACCTTCTTTTTTCTGTTTTTTTGCGGGTTGAACCATCACAACATCTCCATCACTACTATCTAATGGTACTCTTTCAAATACTGTGGTTGCGATTGGTTGTTCTTTATCTTCAATATTCGCTTCTTTCTCGAATTTACAGATGCGATTAAACTCTTCGTCGATTTCTTTATCAGACATATCTTTTGTTGCAAATAAAATATTGTATGGAATAGGTGATTCTTTCATATTTTCTCCGGCTATATTTTGGGGTTGAGGTTCGCAAAACAAATATCCTATGAATAATAGTTTTTGTGTGTTTGATACATCTATAGTTTCTTCGTTTCCTAATACATTTTTATTATAAAGGTTGAATATTAGTTCTATTAAATTATTCAGTTTATTTTCATATATCTTAGCATCGAGTTCTAATAATTTCTTCATTGTTTCTACATCTATAGAAGGCACGACATCTTCATCTATAGAAGGCACGACCAAAATATTGTTAATAATATCAGTTATGTTGTCTTCTAATACATAAAGGGAACGTAATGATTCTCGGGGGTCTTCTGGAGCATATGCTCTTTTTTTTAGTGTAGACGCAGTGTTCATAGTAGTATCTTTGACCTTTTTTGTTATTTCTTGTATAGATTTTGAATATTTGTTTGCTTTTTCCATTAAAAATTTACGTTCGTCTTCGTTCGCAATTTCTCTATTAATGTAAGTTTTAACGGATTCCATGTTGCCTTTTATATTACAAGTTATATCACCAGTTAAAGCTTTTGCATTCTCGCATAAATTATTATATGTTTTTGCGATTACTCCAAACAAAGTTAATTTGGGTGTTTCGTTAATATCAGTATGTGTTATTGTATTCATAGCACTTATTATATATATATATATTGATGAAAGATAATAATAATATAATTATCTTTCTAAATTTTAAGCCGAGCACATTTCACATATTTCATCTTCCGTATCTCCACCTAATCTATTACCTAGGTTTTTTTCAGGTTCAATTGTGAACTGTTGAGCTTGGTGGCGAGCCCTTCTACGCAAATAATAAATGCCGGTTTTCAATCCTTTATTCCACCCATAAAAATGCATTGATGTTAGATTATTATAAGTGGGGTCTTCCAACCATAAATTCAAACTCTGACTTTGACATACATACGCACCTCTATCAGCTGCCATATCAATCAAATTACGCATTGGTATTTCCCAAACCGTTTTGTATTTTTCCTTGATATCATCCGGAATAATATCAATCTGTTGAATACTTCCATTGTTAGCAACAATGTTGTTCTTAATTTTATCATTCCACATATCTAGCTTCATTAAGTCTTTCATCAAGTATTTATTCACTACCATGAAATCACCCGCAATTGTCCTCCTACTATAAATATTACTTGTGATAGGCTCGATACATTCATTATATCCTAAAATTTGCGAAGTAGACGCAGTAGGCATAGGTGCCACCAACAATGAGTTTCGTAATCCATATGTTTGAATTTGTTCTTTGAGTGCGTCCCAGTCATACATCTTTACCTTTTCCATAGGGTCTACTTCCCACATATCAAACTGTAAAATTCCTTGACTTGCCGGGGAACCGTCAAATGTACTGTATCGTCCATCAACCTTAGCAATCTGGCATGATTCGGTCAAAGCAGCATGGTAAATGGTTTGAAAAATACGGACATTTATTTCTTTTGCTTTATCAGACGCAAAGGGTAAATTCAATAATATAAATACATCAGCTAGACCTTGAACGCCGATACCAATGGGTCTGTGTCGAAAGTTGCTACGTTCAGTTTTCTTGGTAGGGTAGAAGTTCACGTCAATAATTTTATTTAGGTTATAGGTAACTGTACGGGCTACCGAATGTAGTTTTAGATAATCAAATTTGACATTTCCATCTTTATCCGTAATAATAAAAGCGGGTAACGCGATACTCGCAAGATTACATACGGCAGTTTCATTTTCATCGGAATATTCTGTAATTTCACAACAAAGGTTTGAAGATTTAATCGTACCCAGATTTTTTTGATTACATTTTCGGTTTACAGCATCTTTATACAATAAATAGGGGGTACCAGTTTCCATTTGGGCGTCTAAAATCTGAAACCATAAATCACGTGCCTTCATTGTCTTTCTTCCTTTTCCTTCATGTTCGTAATATGTATATAATGTTTTGAATGCGTCACCGTATACCTCGGATAATCCAGGGCACTCATCGGGACACATCAAGGTCCAATCTTCACCCGCCTTGACACGTTCCATAAAAAGGTCAGACATCCAGATAGCATAAAACAAATCGCGTGCCTTTAAATCTTCATCTCCGTGATTTTTACGTAGGTCTAAAAATGATTCAATGTCTGCATGCCATGGTTCCATATACATTGCGAAGCTGCCATTACGCTTTCCGCCTCCTTGGTCAACGTATTTTGCAGTGTGGTTAAATACTCTTAACATAGGAACAATTCCATTAGAAGAACCATTTGTTCCACGAATATCACTACCAGAAGCACGCACATTATGAATATGTAATCCAATACCACCAGCCCATTTTGAAATCAACGCACAATCTTTCAATGTATTGTAAATTCCTTCAATACTATCATCTTCCATAGCAATTAAATAACATGAAGATAATTGTGGATGGGGTGTTCCGGCATTAAATAACGTAGGAGTAGCATGTGTAAAATACTTTTGTGACATTAATTCATATGTTTCTATAATTTTCTCCAAATTATCACCATGAATACCCATGGCGACCCGCAACCACATAAATTGTGGACGTTCAACTACTTTGTCGCCAATCTTCATTAAGTATGCGCGTTCAAGGGTTTTAAATCCAAAATAATCGATTAAATAATCTCGTGTATGATAACACAACTCATTTAACTCAGTTTCGTATGTTCTCGCAGTAATCATCATATCGTCGGTAATTAATGGTGAGTGCTTCCCATGCTTGTCTTTATTCATATATAACTTACTCATTGTATCAACAAACATTGATGATGTATTTTTTTGATGGTTAGCAATAATAAGTCGGGTGGCTAATGTGCTGTAATCAGGATGAACGGATGCCATACTCGCACATTGTTCGGCAGACAATTCGTCAATCTTAGTGGTGGAAATATTATTATACAATTGGTCGATTACCTTCATTGCTAAGGAGGTATAATTAATCTTCAAACTATGTTGGAGAGCAGGGACCGGGATATCATACGTTTCTTGTCCGATTGTCCGGATACGTTTCAATATTTTGTCAAATGATACAATTTCGGTTCTACCGCACCTCTTTGTTACATGCATTTCATCATCTTCATTCATCATAGATGACATTTCTATATATTACACATATAGAAATGTCTATATTGTTTTCTACTAATATTAGGAATCCAGTTTGATTAGACATACTTTATTGGATAGGCGTACATTACTTAGCGTATTGGTCCCAGAATGAGTATCTACAGATACACTTGTCTTAGGTATCCTGCGTTTCGGTGAACGATGTTCGTATCCTTTTATTTTTTCCACTTGGATTGTGTCCCATACTTCTTGGATTTTATGAATTGCGTTTGAGAACCAGGGCTTATTACGTTGAATCAATACACATGATATTTCATCGAGGTACCAATATAGAGTCTCAAACAACACAAGTCCATCATTGCGTATTTCTTCTGTGTCTTTATTTATCCATTCCGTAATTGCTTCTTGGGTTAATGGTATATCTAGAGGCATATAATGATATACCGGGCTATCATTCTCAATTAAATCGCGTTTTATAAAATACAATATTACGCCTCTATATTCTGAATTTGTTGAATTGTTGTAAAAATCTTCTTTATCCGCGTACTCTTTTATTCGGGTTTCTACAAAATCGCAGTTGTCTAGGTTACAAGTTTCCATCTGTATTTGTGTTTGTATCCAGTATTCTTCTTTCGGTATTCCAGTAATTTCACGATTTACAATGTTCTTAATTTCTAACATGTTCCCATATTTTACACTAGATGGTAATATATTAATACCGTCAGGAGAAGCCCCTACAAATGGATAGGTTGAGTGACGTATACAGCCAAATTCGCCTATCTTTGTTTGGTACATATTTTCATAAATCATTGTAGTTACTGGCTCATATTTAACACCCCAATGCATCGCATTAGCAGTGCCATACGAAACCCGTTCAATCTTTTCGTTATATGCCTTACATTTTTCATATATCAGGCTATTTATTTGGGATTGACTTCCCAATGCTTTCCATAAACTACTCGCTGATAATAAACTATTACGAAAATCGTACCATTCGTCGGTACGTTGTGCCGGTTGAGGCTGACTTTGAATATATTCAATCGTCGCGGTTAATTCGTCTTGTGATATCTTCTTTTCATATACAATATTTGATGTGGACCGTGGTATGATATGGCTATTATATGCCAAATATGCTTCATGTTGTGATTCTACAAAATCTAGGATTTGCTGAAAGTCGTCTTCGTCACATATATTAACATGTTCCCATTCTATTAATAAATCGTGGCTTATACCATGAATCATATCATTGTAAAACTTTGGCGATGATACTTTAATCATCTTATTATTATAGCAATCTTCAAATTGCTCGTAAATGTCTTCAATTATGTCATCGATTTCATCTTCTTCAAATGAATCAAACAATAACATGGATTCTTCTGTTTTACAAGATATAGATGAAGATATAGAGATTTCATCTATATCAGATTCATATAGCGAATTGTTAGTAGAAATTGAGAATGTGGTATCGGTTTCGGTCACCGTTTCTTCACTATTGCTGGTAAAATAACACTCTAAATCACTCTCACTCATTTTATTGTAATCTGTAATAATACAACATATTCTTTCTATACAGTTTTACACATTACTCTAATAGATTTTTATCAATAACCGTTTCTTTCAATATATTATTGATGATTTTCTTTTCAAACTTTTCATCTTCTTCCTTACCATAACCGCCCAATGATGCTTTGGAATATTCAAAGAACTTATCACATTCGGGTGTATCCAATATATCGTATTTTGGATTTTCAGCTATCCATGGATGCACTTGGGCTTTGTTCTTATTGGCTACGATTCGGACCGCTTTCCTTAAATGTTTTTTTGTTTCATCTTCTTTCGCCCATACATCAGAATCTTTTACGTAGACCGTTTCTCGTTTCAAATCCGTACAGTGGATTGGTCTTACATGTGGATGCATGTCGCGGATACGCTCTAACATGATGTCTGATATCCCTCTTACATATCCTACTTCTCCTGTTTTGATAAAATCATTTACACTTAGTTCGATTGACTGAATGAAATCATTCAGGTTTATAGCATCCTTACATGTCTCATTCAAAAATATGTTTAAATTGAACTTGTTGTTAGTTGTATTGTTGATTGTATTGTTTGTCGTGTTTCCTGTGTTCTTTGATAGCTCTATAATTGTATCTTGTTGGTCTGTCATTCGCTTATGTTGCTCTATCATTAATTCCTTGAATTCTTGGTTTTGTTTCAGTAACTCTATTACCAAGGATGAATCCAATGGGGGTGGGATTTGTGTTATTTGTGTTTGGTCTTGTTCCAATACTGGTTCTACATTGACTGATAGTGATTTTTCACCCGTACATTTTTGTTTATGTCGCCATAAACCAGAATGATATTTATACTCATGTCCGCATTTATCACATGAGTACATACGTGATATTGGCATTTGACTTGTATCATCAAGTATCTTTTGATGTTTAGCAGTAGTTAAATGTATATCATAATTACTTTTTTTACTGCACTTAAAGTTACATTTTTCACAATAATATCGTTCGGCATTTTTCGGCATGTTTATTGTATCCTAAATGTATCCGTTTATATAATTAGGATACATAAAAAATGCTTTATATCCTTACTTTCGTTATTATACTTTTAATTTTATGCAACCAATAATAACACTCATAAATCCGAAATTACTGCATTATCATCATAAACTCAATTTCAGAAAAGTATTAATATTATTCTGTCTTGCACAAATCAAAAAAGGACATTTTATAAATGTCCAATTTTGAAAATCGTTGCCATTTCTTTTTTGTAATATTTTATCGTAAAACTATTTAATTTAAGAATTAGTATTATGCATGACCGGTAGTTAATGAATCATCATGTCCTCCTTTCCCCAAGTCATCTTCGTCAACATGGATGATAATATACCTTCCAAAAATGGACGTTATCCACTCTCCGCAATGAAGCCAACACCAATGAATTCACGTATTAATGTTGCTATATCTCTTTTAGCACGTGGCAATAACGGCTTACCTGTTTTTGTTTTCCCTTTTTCTGCAACTAAACTTCCCATTAATTTACTATTGAACCTTAGATATTTTTGTAGTAAATTCACAATGTACGTCGCTACTCTATTACGACCTCCGTACATTTCATAAATATCAATAGCTATATAAAAACATCCATAAGTATTTGCGCGATGTTTTAACAGTAATTCTACGGATTCTGGTTGTTGTTTATCAAAAGTCATACCACGTAATGGCTCTACCGCATAATTTAAAGCTGTGTTTCCACTGTGGCTTTTTAAATTTACATTTGCTCCGTTTTCTAATAATACCTTCATTATTTCTATATCACCTTGCTCACTCGCATTCATTAATGCGGTTTCTTGGCCATCCCCCTGATAATTAACATCGGCACCTTCGTTTATAAGTTCAATTACTATATTCACATCTCGGTTGCCACCTATTTTGGTTTCTTTTAGTAATTGTTTACTAGAAGAATCTATTTTACTATTTGTAACAGTCATTTTGATTAGTTCTTTGATTGCTCTGTAATATTTGTGAAAACGTATTTCAATTTCTTGATGAATAGAGAACGCAAAAATTCTTCGCCCAATTCTTTTTTTACTTTTTCAGCGTAAAACTATTTAATTATTCAATAATCAATATTAAGCATGACCTATTACCGCACAATCAAACCGTTTACCAGCATGTCCGGTAGTAAGTGAATCATCGTGTCCTCCTTTCCCCAAGTCATCTTCGTCAACATGGATGATAATAGACCTTCCAAAAATGGAATATTTCCCATATAGGGTAATTTTGTCGGTAGATATATGAGTTTTGACTTCTCCAGCATCATTAGCTACTATGTTTCCTAAATCGCCAGCGTGACTATTCTCCCCTTGTAATCCCCCGTGTGTTTTATTATGTGGATTCCAATGTCCTTTACATTCCGAGCAATCTTTCTTTAACAAGTTCCCTTTTTCATGAATATGAAACCCGTGTTTACCCGGAGATAAATGTTTGACATGTACGTTTATTTTAACAGGGGATTGATTATCATCTTGATAAAATGTAACATATCCTCCTTCTAATTTACCTTGAAATACTGCTATACCTTGCATATTATACTATATGTATGTATAATTTCTTCAAAAATCATACACATTCATCGTTCAACTATTCTAATCAAAATATGGTATTTATGTATGAAGTCAATATCGGTAGATTTAACTCCCAAAAAAACAAGAGACGAAATCGAAGAAGAAAAACATATAAGAGAACAAGAGAAGAAAGCAAAGAAGCATCAAAAACGTGTCGTAACAAACCATAAAAAATGGGAATTTACAGAAGAAGAATTACAATGTTCTCAACAACTCCAATATATAATGCAAATAGAAGATGAAAGAGAGAAAAACACAAAACAATACAAGTGTATTTCCGAGAGCTTTAGACAAAAACTAAGCAGTTACCGTAGTCAAGATACTCAAAAGAATCGTTATTCCGAAGAAAACTTTACGAATATTGAGAACATAATAGAATTATTACAAGAATCAGGCAATATATGCTATTATTGTAGAGAACCCGTCAAGGTTCTCTATGAATATGTGCGAGATCCGAAGCAATGGACGCTTGAGCGAATAGACAATAGTATAGGTCACAATAAAGGGAATCTCATGATAGCGTGTCTGAAATGTAATTTAGGCAGGAGAACAATGCATCAGGAAAGATATGTATTCACAAAACAACTTAATATAGTTAAAAAAGATATAT